GGCGCTGGTGATGGTCAGGCTGACGTCGGTCTCACCGAGCACAGGCACAATCGCCTCGACGGGTTCCCCGGTCCGAGGATTTTTGACGCCGCTTGGCTCCATCTCATTGCCGGGAGTTGAGCCGTTGCTGATCGATACGTCGAATCCGCCTGTCGGGCTGTAGACATAGTCGTAGCTCCAGGGGTGGACGACGACCGAAGATTTGTCCGGCGAAGGCGTCAAGGCTTCGCCGCCCGACGCTATCGCCGCGTTCACCGCCGTCAGTATGGGCGACGGCTGGAACCCGCCGGCGCCGGCTTGTGGGGAGCCCGAGGCGGCGGCACGCTCAGGCGCGGTGCGGCGACCGTGGTGGGGCGGGCGCGAAGCTGCGTTCCTCGAGCTTGCGCAACGTGTGTTTGAAAAACGCCAAGAACGTCATGAATCCATCGTTGTCGTCGAAGACGACGTGGCGGACATAGTCGGTCTCCTGGTCCGCCTGGGGCTCGTCGTCGGCGGTCTTCGGCACGAAGGCGACCACGTCGTCGCCGCCGGTGAAGATCTCCACCAGGTCGGGCAGGATGGTCTCGACCGCATCGGCGATGTCGGTGGAGACGGCCTGCGAGCGGTTGGGCAGGGCGGCGATGTCGGGCATCTCGCCCTTGGCGTAGTTCAGCGCCTTTTCCCTGGCCTCGGTCAGGTCCGGATCGAGGTCGAAGCCGATCGAGCGGGCGCGCTCGCCGCGCACAATGGCCAGCATCTCGTCATCGCTGAGCGGCGGCGGCGGCGCCTTGGCCGCATCGGCATCCAGGCTGGGCGCGATCATCGGCGATCAATAGAGCCCGACGAGGTTGGTCGCGGTGGTGCCGGTCGCCTTGACCAGGCGGGTGCGGCAGAAGATCGTCGCGCCGACGGGCGCGGCCTTGAAGGTGGTTGTGCTGCCGACCTCGGTGACCAGGGTCACATCGCCGGCGCCGCCGACATAGACCCCCGACAGGATGGGCGGGCCCTGTTCGGCGGTGTCCGACGGGGTGATGGCCACCGCGTCGCGGGGCAGATAGGCGTTGTACATCAGACGGCTCCGAAATCGGGGACGACCAGGGCCTGGTCGCGCGGCTTGGTCTTGGCGAAGCGCAGCATCATCAGGGCGTAGCGGGAGGCGGAGAGGCGATCGTCCCTGAGCTTGACGATCAGCCCGTCCAGCCGGTGATAGAGGCGAAACTCGCCCAGCCAGCCGCCGCAGGTGGAAAACACCTTCCAGCGGCCGGTCTGCATGCGATCCAGCATCTCCATGACGCCGGCCTCGAGGCCCGAGCCGCCGTCGGCGAAGGTCGCGCGCGCCGGCAGCATTTTCAGGCCCTGGCGACGATATTGCGCCGCCAGCTCGTCGCCGGAGCCCTTGTCGTGCTGCAGGCCGTCGTGCGGCCAGGCGGACGGGATCCAGTCGCCCCAGGGGCGGATGGAGGCGGCATGGATCACCGGCGTGGTCTCGCGCGCCGCATATTCCTTGCAGACATAGACGCAGTCGGCGTCGCGATCCCAGGCCAGGTTGATGGCCGCAAAGGGGTGGTCCCAACCGAAGTCCAGCCCGTTGATCTGCGGCCAGGACGGCGGCAGGGCGAAGGGGGCGCACGTGATCTGCGCCTCCTCGATCGGGAACACCCGCCCCGAGCCCATGGACGGAACGCCCCGCACCCGCGCCTCGCGCTCATGCGGCGGATAGGAGGCGATGATCGCGGCGCGCTGTTCCGGCGTGTAGTGCTCGGCGTCGTCGATGGTCATCTGGGTGACGAAGCGGGTCATGGCGCTCACCCTCCCGTCAAATATGAACCGTCATCCCCCGCTGGAGCGGCGCCGCCGCGGACTGCGAAGCAGAGGCGCGTAGCAGCCAATGCGGGGGACCCATGAACACTCACGTTTCGCGGTGATCATGGGTGGCCCGGACAAGCCGGGCCATGACGGGTTCTCTAGGGTCCGCAGTCGTCCCCCAGAAACAGGCTCACCACCTCGCTCATGCCCAGCAGTGGGGTGAAGGTGACGAAGACCATCCCGCCCGTCGCGTTGGTCCGGGTCAGGCCCTCCATGTAGATGTCCAGGGGCGGCTCCTCGTCGAACCAGACCAGGTCCAGCGTCTCGGCCTGCCACTTCTGGCGGCCCTGGTCGTAGGTCTTGAAGCCGATGGAGGAGAGGCCGCCGCTGGCGTGCTTCACCTGCACCGAATCCAGCGCATCGGCGACGCCGCGGCGCAGCGACCAGCCGGCCAGGTGCTCGCCCGGGATCATCCCCTCGCCCCAGCGGCCCTTGTCCTTGGGCTCGCCCACCAGCATGCGCTGCACCCCGTCGCGGGTGACCTCGCCGGTCTTCGACCCGGCCCAGGCGCGGATGGGGGCTTCGAACCGGCGGCCAACCCACCAGGGCGGATAGTGGCCGGTGGCGTGGATGGCCAGTTCGGCCGCCCCGGAAAAGCTCTTGCCCAGCTGGTTGCCGGCCATCAGCAACCGCTCGCGGTGGGTCGCGCCGCCGGCATGGAAGTCGGCCTGCCTGGCGTAGGGCCTATAGCGACTGAGCTGGTTGCGCCTGCGCCGCGCCAGCTGCGTCTCCGCCGTCTGGATGAAGTCCAGCATCAACGAGCGCGCGCTGGAGCTTGCGGACGCGGGCGGCGAGCTGCTCGTCGTCAAGGTCATCGAAGGCCTGGACTTTCGCGGTGGCCTCGCGCGGCAGGATGGCCAGGGCGGCGCGCACGAAGTCCTGCGGACGCTCGGCCGCCACGGTCTTGATCGCGGCCGGCCCATGCTCGCGCCAGACCAGCAGGAAGTCGGCGATAACGGCCTCGCCGAGCTGCTCGCCAGGGTCTTTGGCGTCGCTGGGCGGTGGCTTGCGCGCGCGCGCCACTAGAGCGTCCGCTTGTCGGGCCGGCGGCTGCGGGCGATCCAGTTCATCGCGTCGGTCTTGGAGCGGAAGCCGCGTTTCAGCGTCCGGCCGTTCTCGTCGAAGATGAACCAGTCGCCGGAGGCGGTGAAGCTGACGCTCATTGGTACTTCCCGAGCACCTGGTCGGCGCGGGGATCGAAGGCGGCCGGCTTCGGCGTCTTCACCGGCCAGCGGTTCTCGGCTTGCGGGAACTTCGCCTTGGGCAGCAGGACGACGCCCATGGCCTTGGGCTTGAGGCCGGCCATCAGTATTTGCCCAACCGCTTGGCGTCGATGTGCTGGGTGGCGCGATCGCGGCCGGTCGAGGTCAGGTCCGGCTTCGGTTTCGACGGCTTGGCCGCCGCCTTGTCCGCGGGGCTGTTGGTCTTGGTCATGGGTCGGTCTCCTAAGCGGTGAGGATCTGGTCCCAGGCGCCGGCGACGGCGCAGGCATAGAGGGCGCCCTTGCCGGCGGTCAGCGATACGCCGGTGCCGGTGGCGACGCCGTTGATGGTGTCGGTCCCCGCGCCGAAGACCTGCAGGGCGTTCGAGGCGGCCTTGTTGAACACGATCTGGACCGCCCCCACCGTCGCGGGGATGAGCTTGACGCTGTCGGCGGCCGTGGCGACCGTGGTCACCCGGTTGACGATGGCGGTCAGGGCGAGCGCACTGGCCTGACCACCGCCGGCATGGGCGGTCAGCGCATTTGCGGCCGAGAGCGTCAGGGCGCCGCCCACCGCCAGCAGGGTGGAGACGCTCAAGGAGGTCACCGCGCCCAGGGCCTCCTTCAGGCTGGTGAACCAGGCGCCGGCGGTGAAGCAGTAGAAGGTGGCGATGGTCCCGGCCGGGAGGCTGACCGAGGCCGAGGCCGAACCGCCATCGATCGCATCGGAGCCTTCGGGGAAGACCGCCAGCGCATTGGCGCCGTCATTGCGCACGACGATGGCCAGGCCGTCGCGGCCGCGCGGCCCGTCCGCCCAGGCGGTGACCAGCGCATTGGTCGGCAACAGCACGGAGTCGCCGGCGGTGGCCACCGTGACCACCCGGTTGAGCTGGCCGGTCAGCGGCGTGGCGCTGGATTGGCCGCCGCCGGCGAAGGCGACCAGGCCGTCCACCGCATATTCAGTGAGAAATCCGCCGTCGTGCAGCGT